ACGACCTGCCCAGGACGGAGCTTGACGACGGGGCTCCCGTCCTCGTTGAAGACGGTCGCCCCCTGCTCGCCGACGCGGTAGATGGTCATGGTTCGACTGCGCTCACCACCTACGCGCCCGTCACGCGACAGACGGCGGTCGGTCGGAACAGCGCGAACGCGGCGCGAAGCTCCGCCAGCAGCGTCTGCATGTTACGGATAAACTGGTCGTTGATCGTCCCCGTACGGATGGCGCTCTGCTCGCGATCGTAGAGCGTCATCTGCGTGAAGTCGGCGACGACCACCGTGTCGACCGGGGTGCCGATCGAGAGCACGACCGGGCGGCCCCAGAGGGTCGTCGGACCGGCCACGCTCGGCGGACCCATCAGGTAGGCGCCGCCGGAGGCTCCGGTCTCTCGGGAGAGGCGGACGGCCTCGAAGTCGACCGGGTTCCAGACCGACGCGGTCGGGTTCGAGAGCCCGGTCACCATGACCGCCGTCATGGCGTGGTAGACGGCATCGGCCGCGGACCCGGACCCGGCCCCGAGCCCGGTCGTCAGGATGTTGGGGTTCGACAGGATGCCGAGCAGGTTGGGCGCGGTGCCGTTGCCGCTGATGAGCTGCGTCTCCAGCGCCAGCGCCAGGTGCGTCAGGAGCTGGTTCTCGATGAGCGACTGCACGGCCGGCGAGTCCGAGAGCATCTGGTTCGTGACTGGCACCCACTCGGCGACGGTCGAGACCGGCGTCTGTCGTAGCGTCCAGCCGATCGCGCCCTCGGGCTTGAGCCCGGTCGCGCCCGTTGAGACGGTCGCCTCGGCGACGGGCGCCGCCGCGTTCGTCGAGGTCGTCATCTCGTAGTACTCGATCATGTTCGACGTCGTGGACGACGTCGGGATCAAGTCGAGCAGCGTGGTCTGGCGCCAGAGGAAGTCGAGCCCCGAGACCCGGTCCGGACGGATCGTCGCCCCGCCGACGCCGGTCCCGGAGTGGACCAGCGCCTTGCTGAGCAGCTCGTGCAGCAGCGAGCCGTCGAGCTTGACGCCGAGCTCGACCCGGCTCGACGGGTTGTTGAGCACGCCGCTCTCGATGATCCGCTTGTACTCGCCGCTCTCGACGAACTGACGACCGAACATCTTGGTCCCGCCGTCGCCGTGAGCGTTGTGCTCGTCGCCCTGGTCCGGCTGGGTGTGGCCGTTGACCGGCTGGCGGAGCCGCTTCTGGTTGTCGAGGATGCGCTGCTTCCGAGCGGCGGCGTCTTCGAGCCCTGAGAGCTTGTCTTCGAGACCGTCGATCTCGCCGAGCAGGCGCTTCGCCTCGGCGTAGTCCTCGGCGTTGTCGGCCTGGGTCAGCCCTGACGGGTACTTATTCTCGATCGCGGCCGCCGCGTCATAGAGCCGACGGATCTCGGCGTGCGCCTCGGGAATCGTCATGCTCACGGCTGGGACTCCTCTGCCGGCGGCGCGTTGGGGTCGGTCGGCGGCGGCGTTGGCGTGCTCGGGTCGGCCGGCGCGTTCGGGTCGACCGGGGCGGACGGGTCACGCGGCAGCTTCGGGTCGCGTGGCCGTTCCACGGCGGGAATATCGCCCGCTTCGCGTGCGACATCGCGCTCGGGCTTGATCGGCGGGGTGCTCGGGCTACTGCTCGTCATGAGATGGCCTCCAGGCGGATGCCGTGGCGCGCCAGCTTGCGGCGGCGCAGCTCCAGGCTCAGGTGCAGGCGCGGCGCGGGCGGATCGGCCGCCTTCGGCGCCGCCTTGACCGCGGTGATGACGGCGTTCGTGTTGGCCGGGATCGCGACGGCCGAGACCTCGTACAGCTCGACGGCCTGGAGCACGCGGGCGCCGTCGCCACGGATCTCCCACTCCATCGGGATGTAGCCGATCGAGAGCGAGTCGAGGACGCCAGCCTTCGCGAGCTTGTAGGCGTCGGTGCCGACCGTGGTGTCGACGACCGACCAGCGGCCATAGAGGCCCTCGTCGGTCTCGCGGATCTCAAGCTGCTTGCCGATCGGCGTGTGGTGCTCGTACAGAAACTTCGTCGGCCGAGCTTCAATCGACGCGGCGAACGCGCCTGGCTGCACGACGTCGCCGTAGGCGTCGGGCTCGCCCCACCACGTCGAGGCTAAGCCTGCGATCTCCCAGCCGGTGTTGTCGGCGTTGCGCTCGGCCGCCTTGACCGCGAACGGGATGCTTTTGTACTCCAGGGCCATAAGAAAGAGCCCCGATCCTTGCGCCTCTACGGGCGTCGGAATCGGGGCTCTGATGGCCCTCTTGGCGTGATCGTTGCTGCTAGGTTACATCAGCCGCTCATATCCTGCAATGATGGGCAGTCAGCATCAGATGTCATGCTCAGGCGCCGCACGGGGACGTGGCCTTGAACCAGTCAGGCGCGGCGGCAAAGCGCGGGCCGCAGAGGGTTCTTCCGTAGTGCGGATCATACGGCGCGCCGGGCACCACCATGCCGACCGCGTCTCCGTCCATCAGATAGCCGACCCCGTACTCGTATTCGGTGAGCGTGAATGGCCCGGCGACGATTCCGTCGGGGTAGTTCGTCGTCAGGGCGGTGCCGTAGAGCGTGCGGCCCTCGACGCGGTCAATCGTCACCGCTGCGCTCCCCGGCTCGACGCCAGCCCCACCCCTGCGCCAGCCCATCGCGGCTGTCCCGTCCTGCGCAATACGGAGGTAGTTGTTGTGGTTCGCCCAGGTGCCGGCGAAGTCCTGGAGCGTGAGCGGCGCGGCCTCGGCGGCCTGTGCGGGCGTGCCAACCAGGAAGCGGCCGAACCTGCTGACGTTCGCCCCGATGGCGGCCCAGCTCTCGCCGGCGTCGGTCTTCGCGACCGCGCGGGCAAGGTCGTTGATGAACGGCGGCACAACGACCAGGAGGGTAAGCCATGCGAGCGCGGCGAGTGCGATACGATAGCGGGTGTGCATCGTGACCTCCAACGTCCGGTGTACATGCGCCTCGGGTGGTGACAACGCCCGGGGCGTTCTGATTCTACGCTAGCGCGGCTTGATAACGTTCATGATTCCGCACTTCGGGCAGACGATCTGCGCCGCCCCGCGCCCGTCGAAGTCGCCGAGACGGCGCCGGCACGCCTTGCAGCGCACGGCCTTGAGCTCCAGCGTCGGCGCGGGCTCACGCCAGGACGAGGCGGCCACGACGCTCCCTCACTGACAGCGCGATCGCGCTCCACGCTTCGGGCCAGCGGTGCAGGTTGCCAGCCAGACTGTGCTTCCGCTCGACCCGTTTCCGCAGTCGCGTCGCCATGATCGCTCGCAGTGCCGGACGAGCGACCAGCGCCGACAACGCAGCCTCCCACTCGTCGGCCGTCTCGGCGAGATACCCGTGCTTCTCGTGCTCGATCAGCTGCCCGTAGACGGTCGGCGTCGCGACAACGGCGGCGCCAGCAACGGCGGCCTCCATCGCCTTGATGGCCGTCTTACAGCGATTGAACCGCTCGTCGGCCACGCTACAGCAGGCGATGTCGACCTCGACGAGCCCGGCCGGGTACCGTTCGAGTGGCATCCACGGGAGCACGAGCAGACGGTCGGCCGGCACCGCCTCCGTCACCACGGCCGGCACATGCCCTTGGACCACGAACGTCACGGACGGGTGGCTCTGAGCGATCCGCGCCCACGCCTCGGCCATCGGGGCCAGGTCGCGGTCAGGGCGACGGCCGCCGGCCCAGCCGATCGTCGGCGACGCTGTGCGCCGCTGGGCAGAGCTCAGGACGCGCCGGAACCACGGCAGGTCTATCGCGTTCGGCACGACGACGACGGGCCGTGGCGTGAAGCTCCGCACGACCGTCGCTAAGCGCTGCGTCGAGACGGCCACGCCGTCACACTGCTGCATCGTCCAGATCCGCTCGAACCGCTCGGCCTCCAGCTCGGCGTACGACTTGCCCTCGGTCCAGCCCAACTCGACGGTGCGGCGCGACAGGTCCGACGTAAAGATGTCGTCGTCGGCGTCGTAGACCGTGAAGCGTCCGGCTCGTCGGATCATGGTGAACCACTGCTCCGCGATCCGCCGCTGGCCCGGCTGCCAGGCCATGCGCGGCAGGACGTAGCCGTCGTAGAGCGGAGCGATCTCCCCGATGCCGGCCGCGTCCTTCGGCGCCCAGTCGGCCGGGTAGCCCGCCGTGTGCAGCGCCGTGAACGGCGAGAGCACGCGCCAGAGCGTCGGGCCGCTCATGTCGCCGACGAGCGCCAGGACGCTCGGACCTGACGGTCGATCAGCCATCGTAGGCTCCCTGGAGCGCGAGCGTGAGCCACCGCTGGACCCGCCGCCCGCAGCCGTCGCAGTATTCGCCGCCCTCGGCAAGCGTATGACTCACGGCCCCGCAGCCCACGCAGGCGCCGCCGTCGAACATCGTCGTCGCCTCGGCCCGGCCGTCGTCGCGGGGTGTCATCCGTCGATCCGATGCGAGAGCAGCGTCTCGGGGACGTGGGTCCATGTCTTGCCCGCGTTCATCCATCGCTCGTACTGGTCCCAGTCGCTCCCCGATCCGACGTGCACGCGGAAGCCGCCGCCGTCGACGTCGAGGAGCGCGGTGCGGTGCAGCGCATGGGTCACCTGGCCGTTCTGCGGCGGGTCGGTGCCGATGACGAAGCGCCGCGCCTCGTCCCAGACGAAGTAGACCTCAACGTTCGGATAGACGAAGTCGACGCCGGTTTCCTCGATGGTACGGACCATCCGCTCGATGTAGTCGGGCACGAGCATCCGCTCGTCGTCGGCCAGCCAGACCTGATAGTCGCCGGCAGCGACCCAGTTGGCGACCTGGAACGGCACGGCGTTCCGGCTATTCGTCAAGAACGTCGTCCAGTTACGGCCGAGCGGGACGTAACGCATGAGCACGTCGGCGGTGTCCGCGCAGTCGAGCGCGGCGAGCGCGACCCGTGACGTCTCCGGATCCGGGCCGTCCGAGACGATCACGTGCTCCAGCGGTCGATAGGTCTGCGCGCGGACGTTCTCGATGCAGCCCGCTAGCAGCTCTGGCCGCCGATAGGTGCCTGTCAGGACCGAGACCAGCGGACGCTCGGTCACGGTCCGCGCTCCGCCCGCAGCCGCCGGACCTCGGCCAGCAGAGCCGGCACATCATCCTGGGCGAGGACCAGCGCCTGACGGACCGGCCGAGACGCGAGCGAGCCGCCGTCGCTCAGCCAGAACGGGTCCAGATGATCGCCGACGATCGGCTTCGGCCGGTCGGCGAAGACCCGTGCGCGCGCCTCGATCTCGTCGAGCCGTCTCTCGGTCAACGGCTCGCTCACGGGTTTGCGGTCTTCAGACAGGCGACCTGCACGGCGCGGTGGTAGCAGCGCACCCCGTCAGCGTCGAATGGCGTCGCCACGAGCGGTGCCAGGAGCAGCCAGAAGACGTAGAGCAGGACGCTGAGCGCGAAGATGAGCGCGGCGGCGCCGAGCAGCAGTGCCGCGATGGCGGCCTGCTTGTGCGATCGCTCGTGGGACTGCTCGTACCGCGTGATCGGCGCAGCGGCGGTGTCGTGGGTGTGCATGCGTGCCTCCCTGAAGGCGTGATGACCGAAACCAGCGGCCGCATCACGCGCCGCCGCCAGGCCGTCCGCACTCATGCGGCTCGTGGAGTACCAGTCTCGCGACGAGGCGCGCCTCTCGCCGCCCGGTTCGACGGAGCGTCGCCAGCTCGTCGGCCGGCGGGAGCCCGGCCATGACCAGCGCTGGCTCGGCGCGGAACTGCCGCTCGATCTCGGCCTCGATGTCGGCGCCGCTGGTGGCGATGACGACCTCGGCCCAGCATTGGATACAGCCATCCTGCGCGCAGACGCGCTCAAACACGCTCATGCAGACCTCGTCAATTCGGCCGCGTCGGTGATGGGGGCCAGCGCCCGCGTGCAGTTCGGATGCTGGAGCATGGCGGGCTCCTGGCCGAGCGCGAACGTCCGCCCGTTCATCGCCGAGCACGCCGCGTCGAAGTCGCCGTCCAGCACGCGCACGCCAACGACGACGCCAGACGCGCGATAGCTCGCCAGCGCCGCCTGATTCTGGCTCGTACCAAGCTCGGTACGGGCCACTACCCTGCCTCTGCCCTGGTCGAACGCCGGCAGCCCACGCAGCCGCCGGGCAAGCTGCTCGATGCCCTCGCCTTCCATCTGCCCCTCGATCAGCGCGCTCTGCACGGCGGTACGAGTGGTCTCGGTTATTCCAGAAATATTCGCGCCCGCATCGAGCAGGTAGCGCCGGGTGGCCGGGTCGTCAAGCTCAAAGGCTATCCCGAGCTCGGAGACCACGAGCCGCGAGACCTCGCCGAGCACGCGGAGCTGGAGCGGCGTCAGCGTCTCGCCGAGCAGGGTCGCCTCGCCCTCGGTCACCAGCGCCTCGGCCGTGTCGGCGCCCGCTTGCAGCCGACGGATGACGCGGGCCTCCTGTGATGCCAGGAACGCGATCAGCTCCGACTCCCAGGTCGGGAGCGATGAGACCCGCAGGTCGTCGTAGAGGCCCGGCAGGTCCTCGGCGGCCTTGCGCTCTGCCGGCCGAAAGTGGGTCACATTCGGCCGGCTCCGCGACGCCGCGGCCGGCAGCGCCGTCGGGGCGGGAGCGACCACGGCCGGCTCGTAGCCGATCTCTGCTCTCGCCTCGTCGGCCGACAGGATGCCTGCCTCAACCAGCGTCTTCAGACGGATCGCCGCGGCGTTCTGGTCGTCGCCGAGCGCGCGGACCTTCGAGATGTCGAACTCGACGACGGTGCGCCCGGAGGTATCGAAGTCGGGCACCAGTTGGAGCGTGACTTCGGACGCGAGCGCCCGCCAGAGCGGGATGAGCTTCTGCTCGGTGAACATCTCTCTCGCTTCGCGGACGTTGCTGTACGTCGCGCGCTGAAGCCCGGCGCCGAGCCCCGCGACGATGGCAGGCACCCCGAGCACGGCCGAGATTCGCTCCTCGGGCACGCGGTGCAGGATCTCCATGTTCATCTGCTCGGGCGAAAATCCCAACGCGTCGAGCTTGGCGCCAGGGCTAAGCACGGCCGCAGAGCCAGCGTTGTCGCCGCCGTAGGCTGCCTGGATGCGCGCCTTGAGCTGGTCGGCCGCCGCCTGGTCGATCGGAGCAGACTCCTTGTCGAACGAGAGCGTCAAGCCGTTGATGGCCAGGTTTGCGAGCAGACGGTCGGCGTAGCGCGTGGCCTGGTCGTCCGACGATATCTCGCGGAGCAGCCGCCTGAGCGGAGAGAGGCCGATGCGGTGGTCGCGGTCGTCGAGCCCGTAGCGGAAGTGGACGATGTTGGACGGGCTGATCTCCTCGGACGACGTGCTGCCGGGCGCGTAGCGGTAGCGTGTGATGAAGTCCGACGAGCCGCCGGTCGTCTCGACGGTCATCCGAGACGGCGAAATCGGCCAGAGCTCGACGACGGGCCCCGTCTCCGGGTCGCCAGCCCTGAGCTTCCGCCAGTAGGCGTTGCCGTCGACGTGCAGGCACGTCGAGACGTAGCCGAGCAGGGTATCCAGGCTCATATACGGGTTCGGCCGCTCCAGGAGCCGCCCAAGCTCGCCAGGGTCGATCTCGACGTGCTCGCTGCCGTCGGCGCGGTAGACCCGAAGCTCGGGCTCCGAGATCGCAGTGGCGATTGCTTGCAAGCACGCAAAAACGGCGCTGTTCGTCGCCTCCTGACCCCGTCCGCCGAAGCTGAACTGCCAGCCTGGCGGCGTGTACGTCAGCGTCGTGATCTGCACGGGAGCAGCCGGCGACGGCGACGCCTTGACCGCGAGCGGCAGCGCGTCCCAGCCGCGAGCCTTGCCGCCGAAGCCGAGCGGGCCCAGCCAGTCAAACACGCCCATCAGGCGGCCTCCCTTCAGTACACGTAGACGGTGCGCTGATCCTTGACCATCAAGTCCGTGAGCGCCCAGACCAGCGCGTCGAGTCGGTTCGGGCTCCTCCCGCTCTCGGGCGTCCAGGACGTCAGCTCGTCCTCAAGCTCGGCGAGGACCTCGCCGTGCGAGACCTTGCCCTGCTCGTAGAGCTGCGCCACGGGAGCGGCGCGCACGGCCTTGCCCCTTGATGCGTGGACGGCCTTGTAAACGACCGTCACGCCCATGTCGCGAGCGGCGTTCTTCACGACGGCCTCGACCATGTCGCCGCCGTAATTCGACTCGCCGACGATGGCATCGGCTCGGAAGTCCACGTACGCCTGCACGGCGCGGCGGCCCCAGCCGTCCGGCGAGAGCTTGCACGAGCGATCGGCCAGGACGTAGCCGCGTCCGTCCGGGCCGAGGCCGCACGCCACGATGCCCTGCTCGTCGTTCTCGGGGTCAGATCCCCCAGACGGGTCGACGGCGACGACGCAACGCGTGAGCGTGACGGGCGCCGGCCGTCGGTCCTGGAGCATCTCCCACGTCCAGAGCGCGCCGAGAACCTCGTCGAGGATCAGCCCGCGCAGCTCCTGCTCGCCGAGCCTGGTCCCGCCGTAGCGCGACTGCAAGCGGGCGCGCACCAGCTCCGCGAGGTGCGGATTGTCGTGGGTCGTCGCTCGCGTCACGGCACAGGACGAGTCGGAGAGTAGCGCCTTGATGAGCCGCTTCGGCTTCGGCGTGGTCGCGGCCACGACGCGCGGGTGCGGGCCCAGCCGTAAGCCGAACTGCAAGTGATCCCAGCACGGATCGAGGAAGCGCCAGGCCGCCAGTTCCTCGGCGTAGGCCAGGCAGCGGTTGCCGCCAGCGCGTAGCCGCTCGACGTCCTCGGGCGTTGACGCGCCAAAGAGCTTGGCCTCGGCGCCCGACGGCCAGCGGACGAACGTGCCGCCGGCGGTCTGGACGGCCCGCACGGCGGGGTTGTGCGCTCGGATGCCAGACGGGCCGTTCACGCACGCCTCCAGGGCGTCGCCGAACGTCGGTGCGATGATCGCGATCCGATGCCCGCCCGGTAGGCCCGGCAAGCACGCCGGACCGCGCACATGCTGGTCGGTGTAGTACGCCGCCGCCGCCGTCTTCCCAGCGCCACGCCCCGCCAGGAGCAGCCAGGTGTCCCAGTCGCCTGACGGCGGCTGCTGGTGCGGCAGTGGCGCCCACGGCTCGCCCTGAGCGCCCAGCGCCGTAGCTGCACGCTCGGCGACCTGCATGGCCTCCCACTCGGCGCCGGCGAGCGGCAGCGCGTCAAGCACGGCCGACGAGTAGCGCGGCATCAGTCGTCGTCCTCGTGGCAGGAGCACTCGCACTCGTCATCATCGGCGATAGACTGCGCGAAATACACCTCCTCGCCTTCGGCATACGCAGCACGGGCGCCGCGCAGGACGGGCGCGTAGCCGTAGTAGCGGAGATCCCAGCAGGCCCGAGCGTCGGCGTCATAGCAAGCGTGACCCGTCTCTGCCGTCACCGCTCGGCCCCCGTCTCGCCCGCGACGATCTCAGCGGCGCGCTTGACCAGCCAGTCCGGGTCGGCGCCCGTCTGCGCTGCCACGCGCTCGGCCGTGCGGCGTATCTCGATCTCCAAGCGGTCGACCTTGCCCCACTCCTGATGCCGCCGCCGCTCCAGCCACCAGGCCGACGCCTGCCACGAGCCGTCGCGGGACGCTTGCGCGATGTTCGCGACATGCGCCACCTCGGCCGACGCCTCCGCGCTTTTTACGGCGTCCGCGAAATCCGCGAAACGCCGCATCCACGAGCCGAGCGCGTCGTCCGAGATCCCGCCGTACGCCGCCGCCGCCTTGCGCGAGTTGCCGGCAGCTAGGGCGTCCGTGATCCGCTTCACGCGCTCCGGCGTGTACTTCGACGGGCGGCCTCGCGGGGCCATCAGCTCGGCTCCAGTCGAACGGCGGCGCCCAGAAGCCGTACACTCCGAGCGCGAGATGACCCGGCGCGGTGCCAGCCGCCCGGGTCGCGAGACACCGAAGCCCCGAGGAGGCTACGATGCCCGACCCGATGTATACCCGCCGACGGCGCGGCAGCGCCCGCTTCGACCCGTACTACAAGGTCCAGTGGTTCGATGAGACGAGCCTGGCCTGGCGCGATCAGCAGGAGAGCCACGCCAGCGTCGCCGCCGCGCAGGCCGCATTCATCCCCGGCCGCCGCTGCCGGGTAATGGCAGTCACCGAGCGCGGGCGCATGCCGCTCGCGTAGCCTAGCCCGCAACATTCCAGAACACCGCCCCCGGGGAGGCCTGGCGCCTGATGAAGCGCCAGGCCTTCGCGTCGTAATTCGCGCAGGATGGAAACGGCGGCGCCTCCCGGGCGTCGCGCTCGAACGCCTCGGGTGCCCGAAACAGCGAGGCGCCGCCGATGCTGGGCGGGCGCCCGACCTGCACCGCGTAGTGCCGCGCCGACGGCCAGGCCGCCTGCAACGCCCGGCTGAGTAGGCCGGAGCCCGCGACGCACCAGACCTCGGATGGCTGGTACGGAATCCCGCGCGCAACACCGGCCAGCGCCGCCAGCGCCTCGGGGATGTCCAGCCCGAACGGCAGCAGCGCGGCGCCCGTGGCATCGCAGTAGGCCCGCGCCCGCGACTGCACGACCGACAGGTAGCCGTGCGGCACCTGGACGACATGAGCGCCGGCGGCCATCGCCTCGGCCGTCCGCGCGTGCGGCACGGCGCGCCGGGCGACGAAGACCGTAGCGCGCCGCCCGGTCGCCGCCGCCGAGTGGGCGAGCGCGACCTGCGCGTAGCCCTGCGCCGGCGAGGCGTACACCAGTTCGGCCGCCTCGGGATACAGGCCGTCGAGGATGCGGCGCTTCGTGCCGCCGGGGAGCAGGTCGTCGCGAACGACGACCATGTCGGCGATGCGCTCCAGAACCGGCTCAGGCAGGCTCACCGAACGCCTCCCCCGGATCGTAGACCTCGACGACGCCGCAGGCATCGGCCGCCCGCTTAGGGTCACCCTTCACGAAGACGAGCACGTTCTGATGCGTCTTGCCCAGCTTGCGCCCTGATACGAACTGCTTGCCGACGCGGATCGGCAGCGAGCCGACGGCCGTCACCAGGATCGCCTCGTTGTAGAGCGCGGCGCCGGCATCGGCGAACGCCGCGATGGTATCGGGCACCAGGCCGCGATAGAGGCCGCGCGGATCGCGCACGTCGCCGACGACGAAGCAGGCGAAGCGGTCGGGGCTGAGCATGGCGACGGATGCCGCGACGATGGCGCGGTAGGCGGCGAGGAACGCGGGATAGTCCATCGTGCTGATGTCGCGGGGGTCGTCGCTGTACCGCTCCAGGTCCGCGTACGGCGGGCAGGAGAACAGCAGGTCATAGGCCCCGGGCGCCAGCGCGATGACGTCGGCGCTATCGCCCTCGATCCAGCGCGGGCGGGAATCGGGCACGATGCGCTCGGCCTGCGCCTCGTTCGCCGCAAGCTGCGCCGCGCTCAGGTCGACCCCGGTGTAGGCCCGGCCGAGACGGGAGGCGACGATGCCGCGCACAGAGCCGCCGGCGAACGGGTCGAGGACGGCGCCGCCGGGCGGGCAGAACCACGAGTAGGCCAGCTCGCAAAGCACGGGGTCGAAGATGCTCGTGCCCGACTGGTTGCCGGCCGCGCCCGAGAGACCGTGCTCGACGACCCACTCCTGGGTGGTGACGGCGCGGGTCTCTCGGGCGCGGCCCTGCGGCGGACGGTACGCAAGCGTACCGTCCGCGTTCTGCGTCACGGTCGGGCCGTGCGATGGCAGCGCGCGGTAGTCGCCCACGACATGCTCGCCCCGCATCAGGTCTTGCCCGTTGCTTCGGGCAAGACCTGATGCGGGGCGCCCCCGGCCATCCCCGCGCACCGTGTGGCCGTCAGGCCCGAGGCTCGCGGCGTCCCGCCGCGAGCCTCCCGGCTCGGCGTAGTGCGTCCTGGCCTGCTCGGATTCTCCGAGCAGGCCATCGACGGGCGGGATATCGCCGCGCCCAAGCTCTGACTCGATGCCCAGCGCCAGCCATGCCCTCTTGCGCTCCTGCCAGTAACCCTGCCGCGCGTCGAGCACCGAGAACGGCGGGACCAGGAATCGGTCGCTCAGGCTCGGCGTCGGCTCCCCCGTCGGCGACGGCAGCGACACCTGCACGAGCCCCGCCAGCATCTCCCCGAGCGCATCGCCGCGCTCGGCCAGGTCGCCGAGCAAGCTGCTGAGCGCGTCGCGGTTCGTCTCGGCGAGCGCCCCGAGCGGGTCGAGCGTCGCCAGAATCAGCCGCTCCTCGTCGTCGTCGAGGTCGACCCAGAGCGCCGGCACGGACGCCTCGCCGTGCTGCTCGGCCAGCGCGACGCGGAGGTGCCCGTCGACGAGCCGTCCGCTGCGCTGGTTGATGATGACCTGCTGGACGACGCCGACGTCAGCGAGCACGGCGCCGAGCGCGTCGGCCTGGAGCTTCGGGTGCTGCCGCCAGTTCGCCGGGTTCGGCGTGATCTCCGAGAGCGCAGCGTCGCCGCTCCGCACGATGCGGTTGCGCCAGGCTGGAGGGGCGCCCGTCGTCGCCATAGTGGCTCCTATCGTAACACGCTTGCAATGGGACCACTTTCGGCCGCGTGGAGCGGTCGGTAGTCGCCGTCGAGCACGGCCAGGCAGAGCCCGATGAGCAGCTCGGTGCGGGCGTCGTCGGTGTCGGGCCAGGGCCAGTAGCCGGCCGAGACCAGCAGCAGCGCGCGCTCCCCCTCGGAGCAGCCGAGCGCACGGCAGAGCTTCTCGACCACGCCCCTGGACGGGTGCCGTCGGCCGTGCTCCAGCAAGTGCACGTTGGCGGGGTCGAGCCCTGCCATCCGCGAGAGCGTCGATTGCGGCAGGCTGGTCTCGGCGACGGCGCCAGGCCAGCCGCCGCCGCGTGGGTGCGGCGCCATCAGCGTCGACTCGCGCAGCCGCCGGAGCACGGCGCCGAAGCCCTCGGCCATCAGCCGTCGTCCACGCCCGAGAGCCTGAGCGCGAGCCACGCCAGCTCGGCCGGCAGCTCATCGCAGTCGTCAGCCAGCGCGGCCGAGCACCGCCGCCGTGTCGCCCAGCCGTTCTCGATGGCGGGCCAGCGCAGCCAGGTCGCCTCATCGTCCTCGTCGGCGAACTGCGCGATGTAGTGCAGGCCGTCCGGGTCGAGAAAGATCGCGTCAGGCTTGATCATCGGGCCGCCCCTTCAGGATGCGCTCGACGAGCTTCCACTCAGACGGTCGCCAGACGTAGACCTCCAGGCCGCACTCGCGCAGCGCCACGAGCCAGGCCAGCTGGTCAGTGGTCAGCCTGGTCCGATCGGACTTGAGCTCCGCGAAGATGCAGCGCGGACGGCGCACGAGCACGAGGTCCGGGAACCCAGCCGCCGAGTGCTTGCTATTCCAGGTGTGGTAGACGCGGTAGCCCAGCAGCTCGGCCAGCTTGATGACCTGCGCTTGCCAGGAGCGCTCGGTCTGCCGTGGCAGCGCATCCAGGAACGTCATGGATTCGACTCCCGATGGTCGCTCACCACTAGCTCACTCCTCCGTCGGCTCTGCGCTCGGCAGCGGGTCCCCATGAAGGTCTCGTCGAGCGGAGCTCGGACCTTCATGGGATCCCAGCGGCGGCCACGCCGTAGCTCTGTCCCTGGCCGGCGTGCGGTCCTTGCCCTCGATCAGGAGACGGTCGCCCTGGTAGGAGACCTTGACGTTCATCGGGAGCCGTCCCTCGCGGATGGCCTGCTCCTCGTCCTGCTGGACCTCGCGCGACCTGGCCGAGTGGCCTCGGATGTAGCCGCGCCGGTAGACCTGCCAGAGCATCGCGTCGAGCGGCATCTGCAACAGCTTGCCCACGCCCTCATGCCGCATGCGCAGCAGCTCGTCCTCGAACGCGGTTTCGATGCGCTCGTCTTGAATGCTCACGTCGCCGGCCTCCGAAAGCAGACCCTCCTGATACTCGTCAATGCGTAGGCTTCTTGTCTGCTCCAGGTGGCGATATCTAGCCACGGCATCGGCTCGCCAGAGCCAAGCATGCCGCGATCAGCAATACGGTACACCCCCAGTCCTGGAATCTCCGCCAGGCTGCCGAGCGCCACGTCCCAGGAGGCCGCGGCGATGTTTTCGCTCGTGACAATGCTGGTCCCGTCATAGGTCGTCGCCCCTGGCCCGTAGTCAGTGCGGACGTAGGCTGTCAAGCGGGTCGGACCGCACCACGGCACCTCGGCCGGGCTGAGCAGCGCCAGAACGCCAGCGAGCAGCAGCGCCGTCATGATGGCTCGCCGTCCAGGATGTCCTCGGCGTCATCACACAGCTCGGGGTCGTTGTGTTCGCGGAGCTCGCAGTCCGCGCAGGTCGTCATGTGCTCGAGCAGGCGCACGGTCGGCCCGGTGAGCGTACGACCAGACACGCCGGCATCCGCCCGCAGCTCGGCCAGCCAGCGCGTCGCTCGTCGCATGCTGGCCGTCTCTCGGCTCACGTCTCGCAGATTCACGAGTCCTCCTCCAGCGCCTGCTCACGCTCGGCGATCAGCGCGGCCGACGTGACGCGCAGCCGTCGGCCGAGCACGACGACCAGGGACCCGTCGGCGAACCGCACGAGCTGGTTGCGCGGTCGGTTGCCACGGATCACGGTCACCCGCTCGCCGTTCGATCGCAGCACGGGGTCACACGGCTGACCAACCCAGCGCGGATCGGTGAGCGTATCTCCCAGGTAGACGTATCTCACGGCTCCTCCAGCGCGTGCTCAAGCTCCGCGATCAGCGCCCGCTGAGAGGTGCACCGCTCGGACTCGCTGCTCCATGAGCAGTAGCCCAGGTGCTCGTGCGTGACCCGCTGCGCCAGGTGCCCGGCCGGCGTCAGCGATGAGCGCAAGGCTGCGAGCGCACGCTCGGCCAGGGCGAGAGGCAGCCTGACCTCAGTCGTCGTCGTCAGCATCGTCGTCGTCGTAGCCCAGATCGGACGGCGCCCAGTGGAACTCGATGCGCTCGACCTGCCCGAACGTGGCGTGATTGCCCCACTTGTCGATCCGCTCGTCGATCTGACGGATCTTCTCGTCATAGGTCGCTCGCGTGTGGCTGAACGCCGCCACCTCCACTGCGCGCCATTCGATGGCCTGCTCGCGGCTCGCATGGTCGAGCCACGCATGGCGCCCCTTGCCGAGCGGGATCAGATAGTGCGGCTGGAAGAGCGCGAGTTGGCCCCCGACCATCTTCGGCCGGTGCCGCTTGAGGTAGGCGTTCTTCGCCTGACGAGCGACGTTGACCAGGTGCGTCTTCGTCACCCGCGCGCGGTCGTCGCCGAGCCATTCCTCCAGTGCGTCGACGACGTCCTGGTCGCGGACGACATTCGCGGCGCGGTCGGTCTGCTCGCGGTAGACCCGATCGACGGCGGCTTCAAGCGTCTCCGCGCCGTGCAGCAGCATGACCATGAGCGGTGTCCTCCCGTGTTTCGAGTCGACGAGCGATCGCAGCAGCCGTCTCCGCGCAGCGAGCGAACCGAGCCGCCGTGAAGATGGGTCGCGTAGGCAGCGCCGATGAATCGAGCGTGGCGACGACCCGCTCCGCGAGGTCGTCGGACGTGGCCCTGACGCCGGGGTCGAAGAAGTCGCACGCGATCGCGGCGACCCGCGCCATCGACTCACGGGCATCGCGTTCGCGCTGTTCGCGCTGCACCAGCATCAGCTTCGCGTCGGCGACGGTGAGCGTCTGCGGCACCAGGTCGGCGATGTCGGGCGCGATCCGACGAATCCGCTCGATCTCGATAAGGTCTTCCCGGACCTGTCGCTCTTTGCGCTCGCGCTCGCCGTCCTGTTCACGTTTTCTGGCAACAGCGACGGTGTACGCGCCGTCGAACGACTCGGTATTGGCCAGCACTCCGGGCGCAAGATCAGCAGCGTATCGCCGGATAGTGACGGCTTTGCTGACGTCACCTTTGCTAAGTTTGGAATCCAAACTTAATCTGTTCGCCTGCCCGTCCCGCCTGCCCTCCTCCGTCTCGATCATGAGCGCGATCGCCATTGCCTGCTGGCCCTTGCTCATGTGGCGCCGTCGGACATTCTGGCTCAGGATGTAGCCGACAATATCCGTCTCGGGCGGCAGCGTGATGTACTGCTTCTCGACACCGGCCATGTCGCACGCGGCATCCCGATTGATACCGTCGACGATCCGCCCGTCGGTGTCGAGGACGATTGGATGAATGAGCCCGTTCGCCTTGATGTCCTCGGCGAGCTCGCGGAGCTCATCATCCGGAAGTCTCGGGAACACGGCCGCCGCCGGATGTACGTCGCGCTCGGTGTCGCTCATCGTCTCCTCATGCCGTCACAATCACAGCCTTGCCGCCGGCCTCGTCGCCAGCGTTGACCAGCGCAGCGCGCACGGTCCCGACGAACCTGGATGCGTCGACCCACGGCGGCGCTCGCAGCCTGAGCCTGCCGTCGGCTTCGCGGCCGAGCAGCTCCAGCGCAGCCAGCTTCTCGGCGTTCGCCGGCAGCATGCCGTCGGTCACCTGGGCCAGCGCCGTCGTCCAGAGCTTCACGTCGTCCGTCGTCGGCGGGGTAATCGCCCCCTCCGCGCGCGGAGGGGGTTGGGGGGAGGTAGCCGTCCGGTTCTGTCCGGTATGGTTAGGTCCGGTTAGGTCCGGTCCGGGCGCGCGCGCGGGCGTGCGTACGCGCGCGGGACGTCCGGCGGACGCGGCCCGGACGTCCGGCGCCGCGCTCCCATTTGTGTGCCCGGCAGCGGCCGCTTTTCGGGCCTCGCGCTTGCGGTCCGCATCCGCGTTCCGTCGGTCGATCCAGCGGCCCGCGAACTCCTCCCAATCGTGGATCGTGCGCGTCGAGTCCATGAATCCCGCCGTCTTGAGCGCCGAGACCAAATGGCCCGGGTCGCCGTCCCAGTCGGCCCAGCGGGCGATCTGGCCGTCCGTGAAGTCGGACAGGTCGCCAGACGGCGCGTACGTCAGCGTGCGCCACCAGACGAAGTGCAGCAGGCCGCAGGCGTCGCGGCGCGTGATGGCCAGCAGGTCCATCAGGAGGTCCAGCTTCGGGTGGTCTCGCAGGTCGGCGTGGGACTCCAGCCACGGCGGCATGGCTAGACCTGCTCCTCGTCGCGGGCATTGGTGATGTCGGCTTCCAGGATGGCGCGGCGTTCGTCCTCGACGAGCGCGCGGACGTGCGCGAGGAGGTCGCCGGCCTGGCGCTCGGTCGCAGCCTCGAAGAAGGCTTTCAGCGAGTCGGTGCGGAGCCCGGGCGGGAAGCCGGCGGTGTACTGCCTGACGAAGCGATGGCGCTCCTCGTCGTCATCCATCGACGACAGCTTGACGGCCGCGAACCAGGCGCCCAGCCAGCGACGAACGTCCTCCTCGCTCGCCTTGAACGTCGGCGGCGGACCGTCGGGCCGTGGCGGCGGCTCCAGGTGCTCGGCACGCGGGCGCAGGTCGGGGGCGTCGTCAAGGTCCGTCGCGGGCGCCGTCCTCGTCTCGAAGCGCGGCCGCCCCGAGACGGCGGCCTCGTTCGGGTGGTCATTGAGGCGGCGATCCTCCTCGGACGGCCGCTCCAGGATCTCAGCGTTCGACCCGAGGTAGAGGCGGCGGCCAGCCTCCGGCGGCGACGACAGGCCGATCATGCCCAGGACCAGCCGCCGTTTCGCGATCGTGTGGCACTTCATCAGCGCGTTTTTGTAGAGGTGGTCTGGCAGACGCTTGCCGTCGCGGTCGACCAGGCTGACGTAGCCGACCTCATCGTACGTGCGCCCGTTCGGCTGGTGGCCCCTGACGCTCACCTTGTAGAGCGTTCCGACCATCTCCTCCTTGAGCGTCTCGACGCGGATCTGATGGTTGAACCCGAGCTGATGGGCGGCCTCCGCCTTCGGGTAGACCTTCGCCACCTTCCGCTTCTGACCGTCGTCCCAGAACTCGATCACCTCGACGGCGCCCGTCCCAGGGGTCAGCCCCGTCGTCTTGCAGTACCAGAGGATGTACGCGGCGCGCTGCTCGTCGGTCATCCTGCTGACGTCGCCGGTCGCCGAGAAGTGCGCCAGCGCCGTCCTGGCCTGCTCGGGGTCGGGCCTGGAGATAGCGCGGTCGTCGTCGAAGTCGGATCGAGGAGCGAGATCGGTCGTCATAGCGCGGTGTCCTTTCGTCGCCGGCCGGAAGCTCTGCGGCGGCGGTTGTCGCAGCGTCGGCAGAGCCCGTGGGCCTTGTGCGCCCGCTCGGTCGTGCTGCAGGTGATGCACGCGGCGTACAGGTTGGACCAGCCGACGGTGCGCCGCCGTGGCCCGCCGCGCGGCACCGTGCGCTGTGGGGCCGCCTGGCCCGCTTCGATCAGCTCCAGGCGATACCCCAGCCCGCAGACCGTCACGACCAGCCCGGCGGCATCGCCCAGCCGCAGGCGCAGTCGCGCCATGTTCACCCGGAGGGCGTGGCGGGCGTTGCCTGCGTCCTCCTGAGCTGCCCCCCAGCCGAGACCGTCGGCGATCAGCGGCTCCCACGGGACGAAGGCACCAACCCGCCGAGCTAAGACCACAAGCAAGCGCAGCTCGGCCGGCGTGAGGGCGAGCGGTGCCCCGTCGAGCGTCGTCTCCATGCGGCGGATGTCAATCGCGAGCGGCCCCGTCACCACGACGTCAGCGCGGTGACCGAGGATGCCAGCCGTCGCCCAGCCGTACTCCTCGTGCGCCGCCGCATCGTGGAGCAGCAGCTCGGAGCGTCCGAGGACGCCAGGGAGCAGTGCCTTGATGAGCTCGCACCGCTCGTCGCAGCCGGGGCCTCGAAGCTCGCGCTCGGGCAGCATGTGAGCGACCATCATGTACGCTCCCACGGTTCGAGATAGCTGAGGCCGAACAGGTCGAAGACGTGCTGCTCGGTCGGCGTCGGGATGCGCTGGCCCGAGGTCCGCCAGGTGAGCCAGCCGTCCTGTGGCGCGATGTACACGGGGCGCAGGCCCGGACGGCCGTCCTTCGTGCGCCGGTCCTTCGCCACGACCAACTGGCGGCTGAACGCGGCTGGTCCCGTGCGGAGCATGAGGATCCAGCCGAACCGCTTGGCCGACGGGCAGAACAGGTCAACGCGGACGTCTCGGTACGTGAGGTACTTCACGAGTGGCCCCCAGCGTGGATGGCCGTTGACGTCGAGCCGTTGCTGCACGGTGCCAGAGTCGAGCAGCTCGCTCATGCGCTCGTCGAGCAGGTCTCTCGTCGTGACCATGTCGTCAAAGAGGCCACTGGTGCCCGGCTCCGTCTTCGGCTCGGCCACGATCTCGATGTCGCCGATCTGCGCCAGCCGCCGGCGCAGACTGCCGGCGACTTTCAACTGGACCGTGCAGTCCTCGATCTGGGGCACGAACGCCTTCGCGACAGCCACCGCATCTGCGCGGTCCAGACGGTCGGCCGGAGCCGTCATCGGTGCCCCCCGTACCAGGCGAGCGTCACGGTGATGAGCAAGATCCAGTGAACCGCGAAGGCCCAGGCAAATCCCGCTACCCAGGCGCCGGCGGTCTCGTCCGAGTCCGGCAGAGTCTCGCGGATCGACGCCAGCAGCCCGAGGGCGACGTCATAGAGCAGGCGCATCGGTCACCTCCGCACGAGCTTGATCTGGTCAGGTCGTCGCTCGGCATTCCGAGCCGCCGAGAGCAGCAGCCGAGCGAGCGCCGCTGCGAGTGCGTCGAGGTCGGCGTCGTCGATCTGCGCCAGGTACGCATCGGCGCGCTTCTCAGCAGGGCGTGCCGGATCAGCGGGCATGGCAGAGCCCCCCTCGGGCGGGGCCGGCGGGGCCGGCGCTAGCGGACGATCAGGCCCTCGAGGTCGTTGGCGAGGTCAGGGTCGAGTGCGCTGACCGAGACGCCGAGCTTGGCTGCGATCCGTACCAGCGTGTCCGTCGAGACATCACGTCCGTGGTAGGCGTCCATCACGGTCGGCTTCGAGAGCCCCGTGCGCCGCACGACTTCGCCCTGCGAGATGCCACGCTCCCGCATGATGCCGGCCAGATACGTCGATCGCGCCATCGTGCCCGTCTCCCGTTCTGCGCTGCGTTCCGCTCTGCACTACCCTCCGGCGTCGTCGGGGTCACACCAGCGACCTGACGGTAAAGTCACGATACTGGCAACGCCGCTTGTCGTCAAACGCATTGATGGTAAACTGGCTTTACCACTGATGCGGTCCGGTCCTATCGTGTGCGATGCACAACGCGGCCACGAATGGGCAGAGACATGGCAGACGAACAGGAGACGCCGCTCGCAGCGACGCTGGCTGCGATCCTGCGATCTGAGGGCGTGAGCATCACGCATGTTACGCGGCATAGCGGTCTCGCGCATAACGTCGTCGCGTACATCCTGTCGGGCCAGACGCGCCGGCCGAAGCACCGCACCCTGGCGTTGATCGCCGGGGCCGTTGCGACGGACGACTACACGAGAGAGCGGGACCCGGAGAAGATGCGCGTGATCGAGCGGCAGCTCGCGTTCGGCGCCGGCTATGCCGATCCGGACGCTCGCGAGGCGCGGTCGTGGCTGGAGCTGTGCCTGTACTACGTGCTCGCCAGCCGTGAGGGCGCGCGAGCCTGGGGCGAGGTCGTCGCGGCGCTACGGGAGCTGCCGCCCGAGCGAGTGCGGGCGTTGCCCGGGCTCGTGGACCGCTAGCCTGGATGGGCTATGAGATAGTCCCCGTGGGGTGTTCGGGCGGAGCTGCCGGGCGCCCAAAGTCGTCGAAATGAGATGCGGTCCTGGGCGTGTCAGGCGGAGATGCGGACGGTCTTGATGGTAGCAGTTGACAACCTGGTTCTACCGGAGTGGTCGATACTAACCAAATTCGCCGACCCGGACAACTCGGCCGCCGCCCAGAACGCCAGCCGCCCGGTCGCCGTCCACGACGGCCGTACCTCATACGCACCGCGCCCGAGCTTGACCGGCTCGACCGACTCCAGCAACAGCCCGAGCGTCTCACGCACGGCTGCGGGCGTCCCGTCGGCGAACGTCGTCGACCAGTCAGCCATGCCCCGAAGCACCGTCTCCAGGCCGAGCGTCTCGGTCCGGCGCTCCTGCCCACGGAGACGGCCGATCTCAGCATCGAGCGCCGCCAGCTCGTCACCGAGCTCGGCTCGTGTGATATCGTACGCCTCACGGTCAAGCACTCCGTCGATCAGGAGCTTCGACGCGCCAGCGATCCGCTTCTGGGCCTTCTCCCGTGCGGCCATGAGCCCAGGCAATCGGGCCCGCCCGTCACCAGCGGCCTCGGCCCGCTGCCGCTTCTCGACCGCGTGCTCGATCGCCGCGCGCGTCCGGGGGCGGCTGACCGCTTCCAGGACCTCGCGGACGGTCGAGAGCACGCGGTCCTCCAGGACCTCGGCCTTGATCGTCGCCAGGCAGCGCGTCGGCTGCGCGGCGCCGAGCGTCATGCCAGCGTGGCAGATGTACTCGCGGCGCGGCGTCCTGGTCCCACCCTGCGTGCCCTTGAGACGTCCCGACATACGCGAGCCGCAGCGGTAGCAGCGGAGCAGCCCCGTCAGCGGATAGTCGCCCGACGCCTGGCGCGGCATCTTGGCCGCCATACGCTTCGACCCGACGGCGGCGATCCACACCGCGTCGTCGATCAGCGCCGGCTCCTTGCCGCACGGCTGATCGAGCACAGCACACGGGTCGTCATCGTCATACTCGCCGAGGCGGCCAACGTAGACGGGCGAGCGGAACAGCTTCCGTACGGCGTTGAATCCGAGGTTACGCCCGCCGCGCACCGAGTCTGGCAGGCGTGCGATCCAGCCCGCGATAGACCGGACCGACTCGCCCGAGGCCAGCCGCTCCCACGCTTCGCGAACGTACGGGGCGGCGTCGTCGTCGAGCACCAGAACCGACTTCGGCGAGCCCTGCCCGCGCTCCGCGTCGGTCGCCTCACGCCGGCAGTAGCCCCAGGCGGCCGACCCAGGCTTGTGCCAGCCCTTGCTCGTGAGCCCGACGTTGATCTCGCGGAGCCTGACGCCGAGCTGGCGCGACTCCTCTTGCGCGACCGCCGCCAGGATGTTGTAGACGAACTCGGGGACGACGCCGCCATCACGCACGCTATGGATCGGCACGCCGAGCGCCTTGAGCTCCTCGTACGCTCGGACGCGCTCGGCGACGTTCCGTCCGAGACGGTCAAACGCTGGCACGGTGAGGACCTGCGGCGTGCCGGCGGCGGCGAGCCCACGGATGGTCAGGAGCATGCGCTGATAGTCGTTGCGCCCATCCTTGCGCCCGCTCTCGATGTCCTCGAAGTGCTCGCCGATGATCGTCCGTGGCAGCCGGCCGATGTACTCCAGGCACCGCTCCGGCTGCTGCGCGAGCGACAAGCCCTCGTCGGCCTGCTTATCGCCGGAGACCCGGGTGTAGAAGTGTGAGGTCGTCAACTCGTCGAGCGGGACTAGCCCCGCGCGCCGTCGCGGTACACTGGTCATGTAGACCCCCCAATGGTCTGCCACGCCCCCGGCAGTTCTCCGCTGCGCGGGGGCATTTCTGTGGCTATTCTACGCTGTCGTCGTGGGTCTGATCCTCGGCGATCTGGCGCCGCGCTTCGGCCCTGGCCGCGCGCTCGATGATCGCGCGCTCCTGCCGCATCGCCATGAGGACCTGAGCGGCTCGCTGCGGGCTCATGCCGGCGCGGTCGAGCACCCGCATGAGCGTCTCGTCGCCCTCGGCCGCCGTAGCAGCCTCGACCATGAACGCCGCCATCTCGCGGGCCTTCGCTGGCGGGACGAGGAGCTGCTCGTCGCCGAGCGTGATCTCGACCAGCCCTTTCCGCGAATTCGCGCCATAGATGGACTTCACGCCGAAGTCCAGATCGTCGACGGTCATGATGCCTCCGTTGCCGTGGCCGCCTCGGCCGCCATGCGCTCGAATCGCGCCGCGCCCTCGTCGTCCCCACGCGCTCGGGCTCGCTCGGCCTGGTCGAGCATGTTGGCGACCAGCACGGCCCGTCGTTCGTCGATGGGGACGAGCGTCGGAGCGGGAGCCGCATCGCCGCGCAGCTCGGCCGGCGAGACGCTGAGCGCCTTCGCCAGCTTGCGGACGGTCGTCGGGTACACGTCGAGCCCTTTCTCGGCGCGGACGATCGTCGTCGCGGTCACACCAGATCGCTCGGTCAGATCGCGCATGCTGAGCGCCTGGCGCTGGCGAATGTCTTTCAGTCGGTTCAAGATCATAGCTGCTCCCTACTTGGAGCAAACTATAACAGATATGCTATAATCCTAGCATGAAGCGACCCGCCCGGTGTTCGCCGCACCGAGCGGGCCAGGATCACAAGGGAGATACCCCTCATGACCCGACCTATCGTAGCACCCGACCCGATCGCGTACCGCGACATCCACCTGGCATCGTGCCGCTACCGTAAGCAGGGCCTCGTCTGCGGCACCTGCTCGGAGCTTGCCGAGCGGGCCCAGCGCGTCGCCGTCCAGCTCGCGGAGGTGGCGTGATGGCCGCCAACTACGAGGAGCATGTCTCGGGCGTCGTCCGCTCGGTTAACGACAAGGGGCTGAAGCTGGAAGGCCACGATGCGTGGCTGAACGTGAGCAAGTACGCGGTCGGCGTCGTGCTCCCGGAGCGCGGCGAGACCGTGACCTGCACGCTCGACAAGGCGGGTTTCCTGCGGTCGGTTGCCCCGGCTGACGGCGCTGCCCTCTCGCCCGTGCGCGGTGGCTCTGATGCGCCCAGCTCACCGAGCACGAAGGATCGCACGATCACCCGCCTCGCTATCCTCAAGGCGGCGGCCGAGTTTGGCGCCGCCCGGCCCTCGCTCAAGAGCGGCGACGTGCTTGCCATCGCTGCATCGTGGGAGCGCTGGGTCCATCGCGAGGACGGCGTCGAGGCCACGTACGAGCTGACGGACGCCTTCTGACTCGGAGCGTGGCCGACCTAAACCGCAATAGATTACTCAGGAGAGAACGATGAGCGGACATGGACACGTCACCCCAAACCCCGATGGCAGCAAGGCTCGCTGCGGCGGCCCGGCGATCTGCTCGCAGTGCGCCAAAGAGGTCGGCGCCCGCTACGGTCGGCTCGTCGCCGCGATGGAGCAGATCCGCTCGGCCCCGCACGTCGGTACGTCCTGGCGGCAGCGTTACGAGGAGTGCGTGAAGATCGCCAACGACACTCTCGGCCCTGACGGGCCTCGCTCACACAACGATGACTGTGATGGCTGCGGCACTCCCGCCGACGCCGCACGCATACGAGGGCATGTGGCCGGCGGCTTCGGCGCGATGGCGGTGGCCGACACGATCAGGAAAGGCGGCACCGTCGAGATCCCGTCACTGGGCATCACGCTGACGAAGCGGGATCTACAGAAGGACGACGACCAGAAGGCTGACTGACCTAAAGCCCCATATGTACGGAGGTACAGATGGCGATTCTCTGCACCCTGCGAGGAGGCAGGCACGAGTACCGACGGGAGCCGGCAGGCGACCTGTGGTGCTTCCAGTGTCGGAAGCGGCTCCCGCACGATCACGTCCTGATGGGCGGCCCACCACCACCTGAATGGTCGTCCGACATGGTCTGGAACATGGAGTCGTTCCAGGCGTGGCTGGATGAGGGATACGGGTACTACGAGCCGCAATGGGATCGGCGCTGCTCAGGATGCGGGCAGGACAATACGGCGTTCCCAGGCCATGTCCTGTGACCGACCTATCTGGGATTTTCGGAACCACTCACGAGGGCTGCGGATGCAGCGCCCTGAGCGCAGCGGCGACGTTCGCCACGCCGCGCGACAACCCGTCGAGGTCGCGGGCGTAGTCGACGCTGGCGACGCCCAGTCGGGTCTCTAAGTCCTGGATGTACCGCTGCTGCGCGGCGATCTGGGCCAGCAGCTCCTCGGGCGGCGGCGGCACGGGCGTCGGCGGCGGTATCGGCGTCGGGTCGGTGATGAGCGTCTGCAAGTCGGGATGGTCGAGCGTGACCGCGCTCCAGGAGCCCCGAGCGTCGAACTGTGACCGCGTCATCTCCTGGTTGATCCCGGTATACCCGGCGGCAGGATTCGCCAGCAGCAACACACCGCGCTCGGCATCGTAGCCCCGCAGCCCCGACCAGTGCCCGCCCGCGCCCCAGCGCCGACCGCCGATCAGCATCGGGCAGCGCTGGCTTTCCTCGGCTAGCGCCTCGAACGCGACGGGGCTGACGCTGGCAGAGGTGAACCCGTCCTCGCTGTAGTGCCGCTCCAGGAACGCTGACAGCCCCGCGCCGCTCGCGTCCATCAGCCCCAGGCTGACGCTCATCACGCCTTCGGCGATCATGGTCTGGGTGAGCCAGTGGTCAGTCGGACGGCGCCCGACGCTCCACAACGCCCATTCCGTCGAGTCCTGGCTGCAGTCGAAATCGCTGTCTTGTGGGTGTGGCGGCTCACTCGGCTCGTAGACGACCTTCGGCAGTGGCACCGAGCCACCCGTCTCGTAGTCCCACACCTCGTCGTTGGCGTTCCACGGCACCTGGCGGTCAATGCCCATGAAATCGGTTATGCCGACCGTGGCCGCCCCATACCACGCATTCCAGCCCGAGGCCCGGGCGCGGTTCAGCCCGTACCGCGCCGCGTCGCGCCACGCCGCGGGCTCCCCAGGCGCCCAGCCCGTCAAGCTGGTGAACCCGTTGCCCATGCCGGCCGTGTGGCCCCAGGCGGAGTAGCCGTTGCCGCCATAGTGGAGCTGGAGCGCCCACCAGCTTTTCCCGCTGTACCACGGCGGGCCGCTGAAATCCCCCAGCCGCGCGGGCTCGGTCACGCCGCCCTCGGTCTCACAGACGCGGACGGCGATGTCGGGGTTGATCCCCCGCGCTGCGGACGCCTCGCGGATGAACGCCTCGATCTCGGTCATACCGCAGCCTCGTCGACCACCGGCAGCGCCGGGAGCGGCTGATGCCCCGAGCGCGGGTAGCGAAACGGGTCGATCGTCGACAGGTACGTCTCCAGGCGGTCGACGCGGCCCTCCAGCGAGCGGAGGTGCGCGAGGCCGGCCTCGGC